TTTAAGTTCTTGTTGATAAGAAGTATTTAACTTATCTTGCATAGTTCGTAAAGACTGAGTAACTTGCCTTTGGTTTTCCTCAGTATATTTTGGAGTTGGTTCTGGAATTACAATATCTACTCTAGCCATTTAATATCCTGAATGTATTCCACCTATACCACCACTGTACGGATTTGCAACTCCTATTGATTTGGGTGCAGCAGTTTTTGTAGGTATATTTCCACCACCCATTGCATCATCTCTATCACTACCTTTATTTGCTAATTGATTTGAAAGAACCTTAGCCTCTAGCATGTTCTCTGATCTATTATATTCTTTTTGTGCACGTTTATTCGCTAAATAATCTGAAATACCTAAAGATCTTCCTGAAAGTGCAGATACTGCAGCAAGGGGTGCAAACATATTTGCACCTACTCCTAGAATAGACATTAGTCCTGATGCTTGTGCTGCATTCAAACCTAATTTTTTAGCTGCATAATTTGCAGCCATATTTTTTCCTACATTAATTGCAACTTTTTTAAAATCAGGTAAAGGCATTCCTTGTCCTTCCACA